ATGATTTTATATGCCAATGGAGATAGCCACACTGCCGCTGCAGAAGCAGTTAACTCATATGCATTTGCCGAAGATGACAGAAATTTAGTACATCTAGGACGTTTGCCTCATCCTGCCAACTTAGCAGTATCATGGGGCAAAAAACTCAGTACACTATTAAAAATGGCATTCTACTGCGGTGCGGAAAGTGCGGCAAGTAATGACAGGATAATCCGTACAACTAAAGAGTACATCAATAACTACACACAAGACGTTACTAATCTATTTGTTGTTATTGGTTGGAGCACGTGGGAACGCGAAGAATGGCTTATAGATGATGTTTATTACCAAATCAATGCCAGTGGTACCGATATTGTTCCAAATTCACATAAAGAAAAATACAAAGAGTACATCACTAATGTTAATTGGCGTCATAAAACCAACCAAGCACATAAAGACATAATTGAATTACATAAATGGTTGGATGACAAGAATATTAAGCATATATTCTTTAACGGAAATAATACATTCAGTCAAATTCAAAACAAATTTGATTTTGGCACAGCGTACATAGAACCATACAATAAAAAATTTAGTTACAATGATTACCTAATAGATAATGGAATTTCAACCGTTTCTCACAATTCGTACCATTTCGGAGAAGATGGGCATACCAAATGGACAAACTATATGTTAAAATATATTGGTAAAAATAAACTAATATAACTTAACTTATGAAATACATTTTAGTAGATGCAATGAATTTGTTCTTCAGAGCGAAACACTCGACACACCGAGCAAGCGACACGTGGACTAAAGTTGGATTTTGCTTGCATATTATGTTTAGTTCCGTCAATAAGGTAGTTAGAAAATTAGATGGTGACCACGTTGTGTTCTTATTAGATGGTCGTAGTTGGAGAAAGGATTACTACGAACCATACAAACGAAATAGAAAAGAACTCCGTGATAAATTATCTGATAGAGAACAAGAAGAAGAGCAAATGTTTTTTGAGATTTTTGCAAATTTTCATAAATACTTACATGAACGGACTAACTGCACCGTTCTTAAAAATGACAACGCAGAGGCAGACGACTTAATCGCAAGATGGATTGCCCTACATCCCATGGATGAGCATGTCATTGTTAGTAGTGACTCTGATTTCTATCAGTTAATCACCAATCATGTTGTGCAATACAACGGTATCTCAGACCAACTCATCACACTCGATGGATTCTTTGACAACAAAGATAAACTCGTCATCGATAAAAAAACAAAAGAACCAAAAGAGCCCCCTAACCCTAAATGGCTTTTGTTTGAAAAATGTATACGTGGTGATACATCGGATAATATCTTTAGTGCTTTCCCCGGAGTACGTAAGAAAAGTACGAAAAACAAAATTGGTCTTTTAGAAGCATTCGACGATATGGATAATAAAGGTTACGCATGGAACAATCTCATGCTACAACATTGGACTGACCATAACGATATAGAACACCGTGTATTGGATGATTATGAGCGAAACAAGCAGTTAATAGATTTAACACAGCAACCAGAAAGTATTATACATTCTGTTGATGAAACTATAAAGGAAGCAACGACATCTAAGAATGTGAATGGTGTCGGAATACACTTTTTGAAGTTCTGTGGTAAGTATGAATTGACAAACATTTCAAATTACCCAGACCAATATGCAAAGTGGTTGAATAAACCATACAAAGGAGAAATATCAAATGATTAAAGCAAAATCAGTATCTAACAAATTTTGGATATTAAAAGGCAGCAATGGAAAGATAGGTGAGGTGAATTCTAACAATGGTGAGTATATTCTCACTATGAAAGGGGTTCGGACGTCATTTACTTCGTTATCAACACTAACGAAAAAAACAGGCATCGAATTTTCTAATACCATCGGTAATACTAATACCACAAACGATGATAATATATATGGGTTTCCATTCACAGGTAAAAAATTCAATGAGATGTGGGATTTGAAATTAAAATTACCACTATTCACTAAGAGAGATGATAGCAAATCATGGTTTGTTGCTGGGTACTTTAAAGTAAAGATTAAAGGAAAGTGGCGTGATATTTTGGCACCAAAATTACTTATATTGCAACGTAATGAATACAAGGGTCCATACAAATCATTGGACAATGGGGAATCATCTCATCAAGTAAATACAGTTAAAACAACATTTACAAAAAGTTCTCCACTAAGGAAGTGGTTTAGTTAATGATTCACATAAATAATTTTATCGATAAGATAAAATTCTTCGAATCTCGGAATAGCAAGGACTTCATTATACCAATGGCAGATGCAAAAAATTTGCACGCAGATATAACGAAGTTGCTATTGGTTCTACAAGAAATCAATCATTCAAAAAAGAAAGATAACATATCAGAATCAGAAAATGTTGATGGTGGAGAATGGTGATATAAAAATAAATATACTTATATTATTATTTTAAGTATAAATGTCTCGCCCAGCACCAATTATATTAATAGAATTAACCAACCCCATTACACATAAGACTGATAAAGTCATAAAAAGTGATGGAATATGGGCAGTCTATTACAATAACTGTCCATTCAATCTTAAAACAGAAAGCATAGTCGCATTTACTGCTCCAAGATACAAAAGCGTCTCATTTTCGAATAAGGGACATGCTATAAATCTCGCTAAAAAATTGAATAAACAATTCAATACAGACGAGTTCACTGTTGTTATCTTGTCTCATGCAGAAGTTATCTATTCAGAATAAAAAACTTATCGTCACCGAAGAAATGTTAAAGACATTTCCTGAACCATCTCGTTATGACATGCGAACCGCATTAATTAAATGGTGGATTAATTCTAGGGCAAAGGGAGGACTAAGGTTAACTAGCATAGGGTATAAATTACTAGGAAAAATGCAATATAAATCCCACGAGTTCAACGTTAAAAAATTAACCACATCTAGAAATTTAATCACATTGGATAAAAATTTAGAATGCCCGTATTATATAGATGGACTCGGAATAGAATCAAAAATTTGTATATTTGGTGATGAGGAGGCGATGACGATAATATTATTTAATGATTTTCATTCATTTTTAAGAACATTTCATTAGTTTGATTCTGAAATCCATTGACAATTTTATCCAAATACCCATTCAATAAATAATACTGATTCCGTTTCAGTCTTGGCAATAAGTCATCATAATTAAACTCATTGCGCAATACGTGTATATTTGAATCAATTGCATATTTCCACCTAGAAATATTTGGCATATTATCAAAACTATTGTCAATTATATCATCGAACATATCGAACCCATAATCCCTAGCATCTTGCACTGCTCCCCTATGTCCTATTATGATGGGGAGTTGTAATGAACCAAACGCTTGTAATAACTTTTCAGTTAAGGTTCCTTTACTCTCATAGTACAGAGTTTCCGTCACTACATTAACAGGTGATGATTTGAACACATCTAATAATTTTATAAAATTCCCAACGTTATCGAAATCATAATCTAAATATGATGGGATGTTGTCATTGACCTTACCAAGTGACATAACATTCGGAAAAATATCCATCTTTTTTAAATAATCATATACCATAATTCTATGTTTTCTCGGTCTCCCATTAAGGCACATGTATTTAATTGTGTTTGTTTTATTGTTAACATCATTCCACTCATCATATCGTTGAATGAAATGTTGAATAAAATCAAAACTATGTGTTGGGAATTCAATCAAATTCAACGTACCATCGTATATCTCGCTTAAATTATGATTCCAATGTATCAATATTATGTTTTGTATATTCGATTCTTGATAAAAATCCTCAATTGCAATAATTTCTGGAGATATATTATTATTGGCCACATTTATATTGTCCTGAGCGTGCAATACGATTCCGTTTACATCACGTACCACGGGTAATTCCATATCCCATATGTTGCTAGTTCGTGATGGTTTAAGAATACTTGGGTAAAATTTATACAATGGGAAAGCATTTGAAATGATTGTATTAAAATGAGTCATTTATAATGTAGGTTGCACAATAATAATATTTATTTAACACGTGTTAATAGTGTTTTTATATTATAATTCACAACTACTATAAAATGAGAAAATATGTGAAATATAAAACATACATAATAGAAGGCAAGGAATTTAATGCAGTTGATTTATCAAAAGAAACTGGAATACCACAGGACGCCATCAGAAATAGATTGAAAGTGGCAACTACCATCGATGAATTGTACCGACCATTAAACAGTAACATATACAAAGAACATATAATAGAAGGTGAGAAATTTACATCACCACAAGTCGCAAAAATACTAAATTGCAGTGATAGTACAGCACGTGCTCGGTTAATACGATGTACTACTGCCAAAGAATTGCTTTCCCCATTGGTCGATAAAACCAAGAATGGGAAAATAATAGAATATAACAAATCATCAGACGAC